ATTTCTGTGCTGAGCGTTACCAAGTCTTTTGGAATCGCCAGCCCGAACACCGCGCCAGTGAACGTTTCATCCTTTAGTTCGGCAATAGTGAAGTCGTCGGGCAGTAGGTAGATACCATCGTTGAGGAGAGAACCAACGATCCTGATGTACTGCCCGACGATTAGGGAGGAGGAGAGCGGGGAAAGAACGCCATCAGAGATCGTGAACTCGTCGTAGGCGCGGTCGATGTACTCACCGTCGCGCTGGTCGAAGAAGTTATGAAGGTGTTCACAAATCTCATAAAGCATGTGTGTACCTCACTTGTACAAAATCCACGCGTCACCCGCGCCGGAGAATGTTAGCTTGATGCTTGTGCTGAATGTCATTGGTGTACCCGTCAGATTTAATTCAGCGGCGTTTGTCAGAGCGTCCCACGCTGCGGTCGATCCGTTTACGGGCGTTACGGCGATCGCACCAGTAACAACGAGTATTCGCGCAACCTTACCCGCCGTAGCCTTTACGGTTTTGGTTTCAGCACCCGCCGCAGTAATCTTTGCGGCAGTCCATCCCTGAACAAGTTCCTGTTCTAACAGTTCGGTAACTCTTGGAAGTGACATAATATCACCCCTTACGATTCGTAATAGCCTTCAACGACAAGGCCGGTTGGTTCGCCAGTGGTGACATTGCCCTCCGCGATAAGGTACGCCTTGATTGCGGCAACCTTTGCGGGGTCTGCTTCGTGGTAGTAAATACCGCCAACGGTGCACTCGCCCAAGCCAATGCCCTTGGTCGCGGCGAACGTGTTGTTTTTCATTTCCGCGATGACGCACCCGCCAGTCAGCGCAACGCCGTTCGAGAACGTGTTTCCACTCAGAACATGGTCAGCATAGCCCTCATAGTAGACGGAAACTGCGCCGGAACTGCCAGCGTTTGCCATCGTGAAGGTGTTGTCCTCGATACGCGAACGAGCCGCGTAAACGTCGATGGAATAGATAGCGTTCGCGTCGCTGTTGCCGGAAATGGCGAACGTGGTATCACGAATCGTAACGCCAGCAGCTGTAATCTGCGAGGCCATGTACTGGTTTGCGTCAAGGGAAGCGTCGGTAAGCGCCTTGTCGTGACCAACCAGCTCGATAGCGTGTGCAAGCGCAAGCTGTCCAGTGAGCGTGATGCCAGCGGTCAGGTGCGTTACGGTCTTGGACGTGTCGGCAAGCGCGGCAACGAGCGTCGCGTAATCGGTGACGCTGTAGAGGCGCATTTCAACATCATCCAGAATGTCCTGCATGAGTTCCCGTACTTCGGGGTTTCTCAGTTTCGCAACATCGTATTTCATGTGAATTTCCTTTCATAGTAGGCGGGGTAGTTAGCCCCGCCATTCGTTCCTATGTGGTTACGCAGTCGCCAGACCAGTGATCGTGCCGTGCGCGAAAGTCGGGCCATAGTTCAGGCCGATCTGACCGTACATCTGACCAGCGTCAGCCGCTCCGGTCTTGGCAAGGTCTTCATAGAAGAAGTTGCCTTTTCCGGGAACGGGCTGGAACACAGGCGAGCACACCGCGACATCCGCAACAAGGATCGTGCCAGCGGGCATCATGCGGTCAATCGAAATTCCGATATTGCCGAAGTCAGTTTCGAGTTGCTTCACGTTCACGCCGCCCACGTTGCGGTCGGTCGGAGCGTAGCCCCAAACCTTGGAGATTTTTTGCTTCTGGAAACCGCCGCAAAAGATAACGGGGTTTTTGAACATCGCGCCAGCGGTGAACATTTTCAGCAGGAGTTCATCCAGCATTTCTTTGGTAAGCGCAGCGGATGCCGCCGCTACCGTGTTGGAAGCGAGAGCCGCTGCGGCAATCATGCCGCGCGTCTGGTTGGGAGTGCCGGACGTGGTAGAGATGGCGTACGTGCCCTGCAGGAAGTGCCATTCGACCTTGCGGGCGATGGATTCGATATGCTTGGCAATCTGCCATTCCTTTTCGGAAACAACGCCATTGGCAGCACCGGCGGTGTTGATGCCAGACAGTCTGCCCTGATTCGACTGCTTCACGTAGGAGAGCAGAATTTCCTCCTGAAAGATCTGAACGACGTTCTTGTTCTGCGTCCGAACGAAGTTCACGGGCGCAACGCCCGCAATGGATTCAGTTTCGGTGATGGTTTCCTGCGCAAGAGATTCATGCGCGTATTCGCTGTCGGTCGCAAACTCAAAATTGTCCGTCATCTGCCCGCCGTTCAGCCCGCCGATCATCGACAAGAACGGCGTGTTGGTAGCGTCTGCGGTGTAAAGTTCTCCAGTATAGTTCGGTAAGCCCCAAAGGGTGCCGGTTGCTTCGTTAGCCATAGGTTAAATCCTCCGTTTTATTTTGGCAATGCAAAAAGTTTGTTTTTCAGTGATACAGCCTCGGCGGTACGTCCGTTTTTAACTGCATCGTCGTACTGCTGTTGCAGTAGCTGTCCTGCGTTCGGGTTCGTCGCCCCGCCTACGCCGCCCATGTTTGCGGGCGGGTTCTGGCTCTTGAAAAACGGTTTGTCTTTCGTGAGCGACGCGTAAAGTTCGGAATCGCCCTTGCCCTTATTCGCCGGATCATCAATCGTTGCGCTGAACTTTGCAATAACCGCTTCTTCGATAGCCGGATCGAGAAATTCAACATCGCCCTTTACGGCGGCGAACCTCTGAGCGACTTCTCGCTGTTTGGCGGTCTTCTTTTCAGTCTCGGCGCGTTCAGCCTCTTTGGTTTCATAGTCCCTGATCTTCTGTTCCAGTGTGGCAACATCACCCGTTGACTTTTTCAAGTCGGCAATGGTTGCCTGTGCCGCCGTGAGGTCGGTCTTGATCGTGTCGTAGTCGGCGAACTTTTTCTGTTCGCGCGTGATGTCTTTGCCAGCTTCTGCGGCAATCCTTTTCACGATCTCTGCGCGGTTCTCGACGGTTTCGGGGATAAGGGATTCCAGAAATTCCGAAGTCATAGTTTCTCCTGCCGCTTATGAGCCTTTTTAGGTGGTCGGCTTATCACCTGCGGATTGCGTTTTGATCTCGCCAGATAATAAAAAACAGCACATCGAATTTCGACATGCTGCCTTTTGCATGGTTATTTGCCTTAAAGAAAATCCGTGGGAAACCGCAAAGGCGTGCGGCGTTCGGGAGCTAACCTATCCCACGGAAATTATATTACATATTTACGCAAATGTCAAGCATTATCGTCTAGTAAATCCAGCAACTTTCATTCGGTCGTACTGCGTTGGAATCTCTGCGGCCTTTGAAACTTTTCGATACTGCTTTCTCAGTGCGGTTATCTGCTGTTGCGCCTGTGCTTCCATCGTTCCGTTACCCGCCGCATGCGCAATATTCGCCGCGTCTTTCTGGTAGCGTACCGCCGTTTCTAAGCGTCTTTGTTCCTGCGTCCACTCATAGCGGGATTTCGTTTCACCGTCGATTGTGACCGTTTTACTGCTCTGTTCATTCAGCGTTTGCAGTTGTTCTTCCGATTGCGCGGGTTCGCTGATTCCAATGATGACGGGAAACGCAAAGTGTCGGCAGTTGTATTCTCCGATAGGTCGTTCAAGCGTTGACTGTAACTGGTTAAATTCTTCTAGCGTGTACTGCTTGCCCTGTATGTCCAAATGGTCTTCGGCACAGTCCATGTGAGCGCTGATCTCCACCCCGTCCGCTTCGAACTCTTGACCCACGGCATCCGCTATGCGCTGGTTGGTTTGGCGAACGCCCTCTAGGATGTTCTGGCGCACAGCGGTATCGACGCGGCGGGTGATGCCGGACGGATAACGCACTCTTAGACCCTCGTCGGCAACCTCGCGCAAGCTGGATTCAATTGCGCCCGTGTAGTTCGTCACGCCCGTCTGCACCGCCGTAATCGCATCGTCAATGGCGGTTTGGTACGCGGTTGATGTCAGTTTCGTTCTGGACAGATTCACCAACGTTCCTTCGGTTTGTGCGACCTGCGCCGTCAGAATTGCGCGCATTGCCGGATTCTTTCCGAATGCAGTTTGATCGTACCAGTCTGCGGCATCACCGTACACGCTTTTAGCGGACGCTTGCAAGAGTGCTCTTGCGTCCTTGATATCGATTCGCAACGCGGCAGCGAGTTCGGCCTCGATGGTGATCATGTTCGTTTCCATCTTGCGTAACTGCTCTATGCGTTGCAGGTCTGAACTTCCGATCTTTCCGATAGCGGCAATGTGCTCACCGGCTAGCCTTAGATACTTCGCCTTTACCTTGTCAATGCGCGTTTGAAAAACATCCAGTGCCGCATCAATCGTTTCATCTGGTAGCATCGTCTACACCAAAGTCGAGCGCGGGTGCGCCGTCGAACTTCTCAACGTCATCAACCGCCGCCTGTGCATCGTCCAGCGTCCCGCCGTTTTCCCACTGGTACAACTGCGCAAGGCGATATGCTCCGCGCGTTTGCAGGTCGATCAGATGCTTCCAAGTCTGCTCCGAACTTTCGATCATAGTATAATCCCAATCGAACTTCAATTCGTAGTTTCCGCGCGCGCCAGCTGGGGTTAGTCCGAACCGTTCCGCGAGAACGTCGGCAGAATACGCAAGGTCAACCAGTGCCGCTTTGATCGATTGCCGCATTGCCATCACGACCGCGAACGTGTCATACTGCGCCGCCCGAACCTCGTCCTTGTTGGCATAATCCACGGTCTGCCGTTCGGTCAGAACGCCCTGAGACAACCCGCATGCTTTTTCCAGTCTGCGATATAGCGATTGCATCCGCGCTTCCATTGCTTCTTGCCGGATTGCGGGTGCGAAGTACGGCCATGATGTCTTTTCGTCGTAAACAGCGCCCTCAATCGGGACAAATGGCAAGTCTCCGTCTTGCACCGTTCTTGCTACATCGTCAATATCCAGTATGCGCGGCGCGCCCGTGGAATCTTTTTTGTTTCTCCACAACGACGCACTCATTCCGAGCATCGGACGTGTCAGCTTGTATTCTCTGCGATAAATATTATAGTGCTCCACGGCCTCAACGATTTCGCGCTCTGCGCCGTAGCTAATAGGCACGCCGTACGCCTTGAGCTCCTTGCGATTGTCGCGCGGGCATTTGATGAACGCTATTAACAGCCGATCTGTCCCGCCGATGGTGATTTCTGGCTCAATATCCGCCCACGCCGGAACGGTTTCAAACGGAATGGAAACGCCGTCGCAGTTTGTAACGACGGTTTGAATCATCTGTGAGCCGTTCTCGTCGAGGGCGTAGTACATCCAGCGCTGATATTCTTCTTTGTCGATAATAACGGATTCGGCAAGCAGCACTGCGGAAACCGCCTTGCGCCCTCTGCGTCCCGTGATGTAAAGCCGCTCTTGGTTTGCCGCACTAATTACAACCTCGCCGCCCGTTACGGTCGGGACTAACACCATTCCACCCTTGCCGAACGCCTGAGCTGTGATCCACGGTAGGTCATCTTCCCACAGCGGATCAAGCAAAGAGCGCAGCATTTCCACGCGCTTACCCTCTCCATCGATCTGAAATGTGCTGTCACCGTATACCTTTGACGCGAGCGCATTGCTCATCGTCGCGGTTACATTTTCGCCTGTGATATCCTCATACTTCGCGGCATAGGATGTTTCAACGCCCGGCTCTGGCGTACGCTTGAAAAAACTCTTGATCCATTCAACGAATCGCTGCCACATTTGCGCGCTCCTTTATCTGTTGTCGTAATATCGTGCGAACGATGACGCGCTGTCGGGACAGTCATCGTGTTCCGCGTCCTCTGTGTAGTCCATGATATCGTTTAGGTATTCCGCGCTCGTACCATCCAGCCAGACGAATTGATCCCACCATTTATAAAGATACGTGCTTATCTTATGGTGTTTGTTCATGTTCTCGCTGTAGCCGTCACACGGATAACCATGTTGCCGTATTGATTTCACAAGATACCCCTTGTCGGAGTTTGTCTCGCAGATAATCCGGCCACATCTCAACTTGTCAACCATGCGCAGTATTTCCGGCAAGCACAAATCTACGTGCTTATTAAACTTCATGCCGAACCCGTACAGCTTGCCGTTGACCTTGTTGCCGATTGTCACCGCCGTTGAATCTTCCCCGCCATACGCCGCATCGATATGACATAAGCCATTTACAAGCAACTCTAAATCTGTCGTGAACACTGGTGATGCCGTGAATAGCTGGCCATCGGACGCAATGTGCCGCAGTTCAAAGTTTGCAGCAAACAGTGACGGCGTGTTGGCTTTGCTGTGCCTGATCTCTTCTATGCGCTCTGGCGTAAGCATTCCACTTGAATAGCAATCCCACTTTTGCGGCTCCGGCATTATCGTGAATGCGTCTTCTTTGTGCCACGGCGTTCCGGTGTTGTAAATTCTTCCACCCGGATTTTTTAAGTTCTGCAATTCCCGATAAATGGTTTTCGTGTGCTCTCGCTCTGCCCTGCTGATTCGGTCTTGCATGTTGATGATGTCATCCGTAAAGATGTAATCAAAGTGCTTACCTGTGAGGGACGAACCGCAACCCATCGCCATCAACTGAGATGAACCGCGCGGATCGTTTGTCAGGTTCGTTGACAGCTCGTTGGCGTTGTCTTTTGTGAGCCGCAGTTGAACCCCATATATTGCCGATACGAACACCTGTGTAACTGGATGCAATAAAATCTTCTTGACTTGGCTGATGATTTCAGCTATGTCGGTATCTGTTTTTCTCAAAAACATAGTGCGCTTGTTTGGTTTTGTAATTATAATAAGCGCAAGGCTGATTGAAACGCACGTTGTTTTAAGCGACCATCTATGAGCCTGTAGCGTCTTGTCTCCCCTGCCAAACGCCATGTCTTTTATCCAGTCGTTTTGCAACTCCCTCAGTAGGGTAAACCCTACTTTTTGACCGAACTTGTACGGGCTTTTCTTTAGGAACTTGATAGCCTGTTCCCGCGTCATTCAGTGGATTCCTCTAGTTCTTCTTCGACAAGTCGCTCCACATCCGCAAGCGTTTCTGCGTCAACGTCCGCAATCATTATACGCTCGACGGGCTTCTGCCCAGATGTATCGCGCACCAATTCAAACGCCTTCCAGTCTCCGTTTAACGCTCCCTCAATGGCCTTGATGGAAATTACCTCTGCGGTCGTGAGCGGGTTTCCGTACTCGTCAAATGTGAGCGTTGGCTTATCGAGCAACTCATTCAGACAGTCACGCAGAAGCTTTCGCTTGCGTTTGGCCTCCCCGCTTGCCGCTCCACCCTTCGCCCCGTTGATCCGAGCTTTTTCCGATGTAGGTACTATTAAGTTTTCGTGTCCTTTCACCGTCATCACCCCTAAAATAAATGCAAAAATAAAAGATTATAATATCTCGATTGCATTTTACCACTTTACAGCGGTAAAGTCAAGACGTAAAGAAAAAACGAACGCTCAGACTGCGTTCGCTCTCTCTGCCGTTTTTCTCTAGGAACGCTATCCGCGAATAGCGCAACACGGCAAACCATCCTTGTCGCCGGTAATCGCATTGCGAAAACCGGATTCCTTTTCTGCATCACATTGGCAGATAGGCTTGGTGGACGCGACGGGAGTTGAACCCGTTTCCGCGAACTGCGCATCGGCTTTAATTCGCGTCGATACCTTATCACGCCCAAACTGGTAATGTGCGGAATCTGTTGCTGTCCAGATTGGTTGGCATTCATTGCAACCCGTATGCCGATTGGCAGATACTCTCAGGCGTACACCGCACAAATTACAATCTCGTTACCGCTACAAAACTCCCTCAGCGGAGAACATCGCGGCTGTGTTTTTCCATGTGATGGTATTATATCACGACCTGCCGTTACGGTCAATGGTTTCTTTCCGCGTCCACCAGTGCGCGGGCGAGATCGTCAATGAGCTGGTGCGCAATTCTGTCTTGCGTGTCATTTTCTCCGTGCGTTTCGATAAACGTAAACTTCAAGTGTAACAGTTCGTGTACGAGCGTCTTTTCTTGATCGAACGGAACGATCCGATCGCCATAATGTTCATCTCCCAGAATCTGAATTACGGCTTGCTTATTGCATTCCACCCATTCGCTCGTTCCCGATGAATCCTTTAACGCCATGTTGTTCGGGTGTACGTTTGTGCGCAGAACGATCTTCCAATCCATCAGCCCCAGCCGCTTCTGCCACTTCCGCAACGTTTTCACGGTGACGGGTTCGGGTTTAGTTTGCATTACGCGCCTCCTTCCCGAACAGCTCCGCGAGGTCGAGCGTTCCATACTTCAGATCCAATAAGTCGCGCAAACTCATTTCCCACGATTCTGCGTCGCCTAAAAAGCATTGGTCATTGTTTTCTCTTGATACTTTCTTAACTCCAAGATTCCACAACGCTTTCAGCAACGCCATCTGCGCCTCGGTGAATCGCGGCGGGTCGGTCAAGTCCCATCGTAACGGCTTTTCGCGCTTTCCGATCTCCTTGCAGATATCGTACATGCCGCATTCGATTGCACATGCCGTTTCGCAAATCCCGTGGCACTCTTTGCATTCATCTTGTAATTCGCCCAGCGTAATCTCCCGTTTCGGTTTCATGCGTTGCCCTTTCCGCGCAGACCGCGCTCACACATATCCATCTTCCTCATACTGATGCCGCGCTTCGTCCATGCCTTCTTCATATCCGCGTTGATGAGCGTCCTCAACGTTCGCCTCCGCTCTCTCCGCGCGGGCTGTGAGTTCTGTGATTATTTCTGCCCGCCTGTTGATCAGCTTCACTGCTACTTCATTCGAAAATTTTAATGCGGCGTTCTCGCGCTCCAACTGTTCGAGGCGCGAGATTGCACGTTCGATTTTGTATGGTTCGGGATCGCTCCACACCTGCAAGTGACCACAAAAAACTGATCCCGCACCAACAAGTTCGGCATAATCAACCTTATCGTACTCTGACAACATTTCTCGCAACGCACTCACGATCTCCGCCGTCTTCGGCTCACTTCGCTCCATCGGTTTCAGCTCGTCCATTTCATTCACCTTCCTCAATTTGCAGTAGCGCGTTCACAATTCGTCTGCGAACGTGACCATCCTTTTCGCGCACCTTTCGCTTTTCAAGTCCGCAAACGCGCAGAATTTTGTCAAGCTGTTCGCCTCGGATTTTTCGCTTGGGGAGAATCGCTTCAAAAAAGATATCGAGCCACATTGCCATTCTCACGCCTCCCCGCGATACGGCTCGGGCTGGATATACCACGCAAGCACAGTATCGTCCTCGTCTAGTCCGTCCTCAACATTTGCGCTCCACTCTCCAAACTCCAACACCGCGTCACACTCCCACCTGTTTGTTTTTCCAAGAAACGGCGCGAGCGTTCCGGTTTTGCTTTCAATGGTGAGCCGAACGTTTACACCTTCTTCCGGCAACTCCACCGAGCACGGCGTCCATTTGGCGGGCGGCTCGATGGTCGGCGCGTCATAGATCATGTCTGCAATTTCGTACATCATCAAAGTGCTGTACGACTTGTTCTGTTGTTCGGCGTTTTTGTTGCCGTACTTTGTTGCGTCCCTAATCCCGTATTGTTCAAGTAGCGCATCTGCGTCAATCGCTCTCATGCTCACACGTCCTTTCCGTCCGCAGCGGTATTTTGTCCCGCCCATTGTTCTGCCATCGCGGCAGCCAAACCATGCGGTGTTTTCGCCCTGTTCTTCTGACGTTCTTTGCCGCCCTTCATAAACCAAGTTCCCGCAGAGTGGCATTCGCTTTTTGGTTCTACAAGGTTTGTCGGTTTCAGCAACGGCAACCCTTTCAGCCAGAGCCTTGTTTTCTTACTCCACGGATCACCGAACCAATACGGTTGAACGGTCTGCGATGCTTCTGGCATGTCATAAACCTTGCTTGCGATAGGGTTTTCAACGGCAATTCGCGCACAATCTGTATTCAGAATCTTTAGAAAAAACTCCTTTGCGAGAATCCCCTTTGCGTACCGCTCTTTATTGAGCGAACCACCGCGAAACAAATGTTTTGCTCCTGCATTGCTTAAATACGTACACGGCGGGAACGCAATAATCATGTCCCACTTCTCTTTCAGTAGCGGCAGAACGTCCTGTTGTAGATGCCATTCTGGATGACCGCCCGAACACGGCTCAATATCGCAGGAATACGCTTCGTGACCGAGCCGCCGCAACTCGACAGTGACCGCTTGGCTTTCCTCACACGCAACGAGAATTTTCATGTGTCTCTCCCGTCCGCAACCGTCGCGGGTGTTTGCTCCAAGAGATTACCCAGCCAGTCGCCGTTGTGTAGAAAAATCACGCAATCTCCTCTGTTTTCCGCTTCTTGAATCTCGCGCCACCGTTTGTATCGCGTAATGATGGTTTCTGCGCTTGCACCCTTGTGCATCCACCGTTTTGCCCAATCGTCAAAGTCGTTCGGGTCTGGCACAACAACGAGATGCGGGATAAAGTTTTCCTTTAGCGACAGCAGAACCAGCGCGTCCATCGGAATCAGGATGTATCTGTGCTCTTTCTTCTTGCGCTCCGCTTCTAGTTTCGTCATAAACGCATTAAGGTTCACGCCGTCATAGTCGAGGTCAAGGCAGAATGTCGAATGCTCCTTCACGTTCGCTTCCGCGCTGAACGTCGTGCGCCCGATACCTGGGAAACAGCAGATTACGTCCGTGGTTGGGTAGCTCATGCGTCTGCCTCCTTGTTCATCGCTTCACGCAAACTGTCCTTGATGTAATAGTCCATCTTTTTTGACCTGCAAATTGATTCAGCTCTTTGTCCGAACGCTTTCCAATCGATGCTCGACGGATGATAGTTGAGTTTCCCAATTTTATACCTATCGATATAATCCAGATTAAGCAAAAGAAGATCCAAAACATCACCTGCTTCAAGCACTGGTTCACATGAAATCCATGTCTTTATTCCAAGTTTATGCGCGCGCGATAATAGCAACAATCGATCGATATACGGAGCGGCGTTCGGTTCTGATTCTTGATGTTCAGCCAACGTTCCAAGCGGGTATCCGGCATATGTAATTCCGACCCAATCGTTTTCGTCCAGCAAATCAAGATCGCGCACACATCCGCTTTTCGTAAGAATCTGAACGTGGTTTCCGTACTCTTTGAGCAGTTTGATTATTTCTCGCGTTGCAGAGGTATCCGTGTCGGCGGGATATGGGTCGCACGTAAAGCACAGGTGAATCAACTTTCCAGTGATGCGCTCTTTTTCGAGCTGTTTTTTGACTTCATCAACGATTCCAATTCTCGGCATGACGTTTATTGAAAACGCTTCTTTCGTCTTGTGCAGAACGTTCGGTGCAAAACAGTAATAGCAACCATGCGTACAGCCCGTATAAATATTGATCGCGAGATCGCCGTATTCCTTCGCCTTTCCGCTCGGCTCGTAAATTGGTGGTTTCATTTTCCCGCCTCCTTCTTCATCCTGCGCCGCTCACCGCTCTCCGTTGGATAGTTCTCGGTCGCAACGGCGTAGCACTTCGGGCAAACATAACAATCCGCTTTATGCACCATGTCTATTCCGCACCTCCCGCACTTTGGGCAGCTCTCAATCTTCATGCGTCGCTCCTTTTCTAACGTATTTGCATTTGTCGCAGTTTTTGAAAATATTTTCGCAACAGCCGTACCAGTGATTCGATATCCGCCTGATTATCCCACTAATAAAGCTTTTGATTTTCCATACCAACGGAGTTTTCACTTCTCGCCGCTCCTTTCGTCCATGTGCAGTTTACGTCCGCATTCAGGGCAGAACTTACATCCGTTCTGCACTAGATATCCTTCCATCGAATACGGCTCTCCGTTTTCGGTTCGTTGCTCCTTGCTTAAACAGTGATCGCATTCTTCTCGCACGACAGGCTCAACGTCGGCG